CCTGTTTGTAGGCATAGGCTGGCTATTGTTGCGTCTGCTTCGAGTGTTCCGTCTCTTTCAATGAGTTTAAGAATCGCTCCTTGCAGTCCTTTCTTTAGTTGGGTGGGTGATGTCATTGTTTGTTTCCTCCTGATAGTTTCGTTCTTTTTCAAATCTTAGATGTCTTTGTATTGCTGCTCTGATGAAGTGGAGTTCTGAATCGTAGCGGTCATGTGTTTTGTTGATTGTGTTTCTGATTTCGTCTAGTGTTTCGCTTTGGATTCTGATTGTTAGTCTTTCGTCGTAGAATGTCATTGTATTGGAAAAGAAGGGGGGGATATATATAAAGATTGTTGTTGTGGGGTATATATATCATAATACTCTTTGCATGGGTTCTTGTTTTGGCAGACAATTCGCATTAAGTTGATTCAAGAGAAGGTTCGGAAAGAGCCGAAGGCACAGAAGCAGCTCAATACTTATATACTTCAGTCCCATAATGCTTATAAACTTGTTCTACCAACTTACTTATACATTAGTTCATAGTCCACTAGAACAGCATTTCTGTCTGCCAAAAGCATACACCCACCTAACGCTAAAATACATATATACCCACATCATATCATGACTTAAATACGAGCGATTTAAAGCATTAAGAAATCAGAAGGTCTGTTTATGCTTAACAAGCCCCTATGATGGTAGAATAGGTTCTTCCCTTAACTGTGTAGTTCACTCTGAGATATGGTCTCAATGCAATTGTAGCATGCTCAACAGTAGCCCAACAAAGATAATACTTCGCATAACCCTGACAGCTTGATTCCCAATCACTATTAGGATAAATCGTGAAGTCAGTATCTTCGCTCTTGCTAATATTCGCCGTTGGAACAGAAAAAGACTTCCAGCCAGCCCCCCAAGATTTAAAAAGAGAGCTGCTGTAAATGTTAGTCCCACCCATAGTATAATCCGTCCAATCAAGAGCAGCTCCAATCCAAGCATTTCTGACATTGACCCTTAACTCTGCTGAATAAAGAGCGTTCCATCTGAACCTTTTAAGCTTGACAACACCCAACATATAAACATAGAGATTTGCAGAAGTAATGACGGCAGCATTAGGAATCAAAGCTGTTGGAAAACTCAAATAAGAACGATAAACATTCCATAAACCATCAGAAATACAAACATCATCAGCCATGCCAGAGAACATCTCCACTCCTGTATTATGAACAGCAGGATTTCCGCACGCATGAATATTTGCGAGATAGCCGTCCTTTTCATCAACCAAAGTCTGAAAATCTTTCTGAGCCATTAGCCATTCCTCAAAATCTTTAATTCAATCAAGACCCATTCTATTGTCGTCACAGAATCAACATTGAAATAGAGGATATCTCCTGCGTTTAGGTCTTTAGTCCAGCCCGTCAGGGTGGAATCCTCTTTTTTTGTAGCAGCGACAATCTCAGGCTCGTTTCCTCCTGTGATTGTGTCTGCGTCTGTTGGTGGATAGCTTGCAAAAGAATCTTTCCAGACATCAATCTTTATGCTGCCTGCTTGGTCTGCCAGGAGCGTAACACTCCTGAGAGAGCAAGGAAAAGGAATCCTAACGCAGCCTCTGACGCCTGTATCGATAACAGCTCCGCCACCATCTATAAAGAAATTTATTGAAAGAGGCTCGTGGCGTTGAATCACTTGCGGGTCTATGTTTTCCCTTGCATTATCATAGCCTGAGTTTCCTCTCGGCGTAGCCTTTGAGGATCTCGAAGGCTTGAACATATTTTGCATTTTCGCCATTGTAATCAAGATAAAAGAAGAAGAAGTATAAAAACTTTACGCTGATGTGACTGTTTCCCAACCTGCACCAGTCCAGACCATTAGCTTGTCATTCGTGGAATCATACATGATAGTTCCTTTCTGTGCTGTGCTAGGTAGAGCAGCATTAGCAGCGTTTCTCAGAATCAGCTCTTTTGGAGCTATTGAATCGAAAACTGTGGCTGCCATTATTTGCCACCCTTTGGCTTTTCGGTCTTTGGTTTGTTAGGCACTAGGGGTTTTGCCGCTCCAAATTCCTTGACAAGAGCTCCATCATCTTGGCTGAGCCTGCCTGCTGCTTTGAGTTTCTCATATTGTTTCTTTCGATTTTTAACTGACATTTTTAAGCCTCCGTGCAAACTGCAAACCAAACCTGTTTATTCTGAATGTCTTGCCAGCTTGTCAATGTTTTGATGACTGCTCCGCCACCTGCTGCTGAAAGTGCTGCTGCAACCCCTGTCCCATCTGTGGGATAAGGGCCGTGAACTGTGACTGTGCCGGCTGCCATCTTTATACACCCGTTATTTTGCAGATAGCATCAGGATTTACGACTTGAATCTGTCCGACTTCGAAAGCCCTTATCGTGAATTTGATTCCAGGGTCTTCGATGGTGTGGACTTGCAAGCCTACAACCGCTTTCCATGTCAAAGCTTCTTTTGCTATGACGATTTGTGCTCCGCCTTCTGTTATTGAGTTGCTTGAAATAACTGTCAAGCCGCAAAGTCTGCCTACTCTGCCGTTCTTTGTCACGCCATCGCTCCAAAATTCTCCTGCATTTCTGACGTTTGCGTTTCCCATCAATTCTGCGAAGTTGGTCGGGTGTGTTAAAAGAAAACCATTTCTGTCAGCGTCATAGTTGTCTATCGCTATCTCTGCTTTTCCGTCGAGGATATCCTGAACGGGGTCTCTGTCTGCTATGACTGCGTTGTTCCATGTTGCATTAGCTGCGACTGTGTTTCCTGCACTCGCAACAATTGCTGCCCCGATAACAGTATCAACACTCTTGGCAACCGCTCTGGCTATCCTTAAAAGTGTTCTTGCGATAACATCAACAGCGTTGGTCTTTGCGTCTTCCCAAGAGATTACGCCTTCCATTGCGTGCTTAATGTTTCTTCCTGATTGGAGCGTCCATGCGACCTCTCCATAGGGGAAGTTTGCCAATCGTGGCACACCCTTAACTGTGACCTCTCCGCCTGCGGTTAGGTCTGCGGCTGTTTCCTGATAGTATTGCTCAGTCCATGCGTTGCTTTTTTGAATCATACAAAGCTGTTTCAGCTTATATTCTTGTAATGCGAAGCCTTTGACTACGGCTGAGACATTGCTCGCCCTTAAGTCTGCTTCTCCGGTTGTGTCTGCCATTTTTTATAATCACCTCATGATTTTAATGATGTTTACCGACGAGAACTCTGACCTCTTCGGTTGCTGCTGCTCCTGCTGTTGCGAGCCTATGTCCGAATATTAATCCTTGCTCTGCTTCTGTCGCTGCTGCACTTCTGACTGTGTTAATGCCGCCAAGAGCCACACCTAAACCGACTGCTCCGCCAGCTCCTGAATCGAGAATATCAAAGATTCCGTTAGTGTAAACGCCGAGAGTTAGCTGTCCGTCACTTGCGACTTTTTCAGAGCACGCAATCCCAGCGACGGGTTTGTCTGCTGCACTTATTGCCGCTACTCTGTTATCTGTGATTTGAAGTATTGCTCCTTTGGCGATGGCTGTTCCGTCAGCTACATTAAACTGCATGACGTCTCCCTTGTCGCCTAACAATTCCACTATAACCGCTTCGTTTGCCATTTTAGATTAACACCCTGACGCTCTGAGTTTCTGCTCCGCCAAAAGCTGCGAGGGCATGTCCGAAGATATCGCCTGTTTCTGCTTCGCCTGCTGCTGCTGCTTTGACTGAGTTTGCTCCTGCGATTGTGACTGGAATTCCGATTCCAATGACCCCTGTGCTCAGTAAATCAAAGATTCCGTTAGTGTAGACTGAGACAGTTGTTGCTCCATCATTTGCGACCTTCTCCATTGCACAAATACCTGCGCAAAGTTCTGCGTCTGCACTTGAGAGGTCTGCCTCTCTATTGTCTGAAAGTTTTAGAATTGTGCCTTTAGGAAATGCGTCACCATCAACACAATTGTATTGGATTGGGTCGCCTTTGTTCCCTAAGAGTTCGATTATAACTGCTTCATTTGCCATAATATATCACCTAATTGGGAGATGTGGCTACTGATATATTTAAATGTTTCGATTCTTACATCAGAAGCACGTTAATAGCGACTGTAAAGACGCAGAAAGCAATTAGCATCAGCGTTTCTTTATTGCATTTCAAGTTTGGTTTCATGTTTTCATCTCCGGATTTCTCCACTCGTGTAGAAAGCCGAGAGTGCAAAACATTACCGAACCCAGCAATTACCACAGATGTCCTGCTTGTCTCGCTCAGTGCCCTTCATGAACTTTCTCAGATTCTTGCATTTCTTGCAGGTCTTCTGATAGATTACCCCGTCCGCAACATCATTATTTGCCATCGGCTGCCTCAGGGAAAGGGTTTAAGCCTGTGCCTTCTACCAAAGACATTGCAGCGTCTTTCTCTTTCTGAGCTTCTGACTTCTCTTGCCCGGCAGATGCCCTGCCGTGAGTTTCAGTCTCTTTGACAAAGGCTTTGAAGTCTGTCATTTTCTTATCTATCTTCTCTTCGACGCCTTTGATTTCTTCGAGCTTTTCATTCAGCCTCTTGCTGACTTCGGTAGCGATTTTTAGCTCTGCATTGCCATCAGCTGCTTTCTCTTCAGCAGCTTTCTCGTCTGCCTCTTTCTTCTCTGCCGCAGCAATTCTTTCTTCAGCTTCTTTCTTTGCTTGGTCTTTTGCATCTTGAATTATTTTTATATATTTTTCTTCTGTCATATTATCCTCCTGTTTTAAGCTGAGGCATTGCCCAGCCACCTAATCCTGCTACTGCCGCAATCACGACAGAGAAGACTGTTCCGTTGATTCCATTGCTAAGGGCTACACACTCCATAATGCAGAGTGCAATTATCGCACTTACTGGAATTTTCCAGTTGATGAGTCTCTGTTTCCGTCGCTCCATCCTTTTCCACCGTCCTTTTTTTCGTCTCTGTTTAGGTCTGGCTCTATCATAGCTGGGAAGTTAAATTCAACTTTCAAGCCAAGCTGATTTCTAATCTGCTCTTCTAAAAATAGCTGATTCCACTCTACAACTTGTTGCCAAGCCAGATATAAGACCTTGCTTTCTGATTCACTCCCACCAGTCGATATTCCCTGCACAATCGCAGGCACGCCCTCAGCCTTCAAAAATTGACTTTCAAGAAATTTAATCCAGGGCAGAGGATCCAGCGTACTATTTGCTGGGATACTCATTCTGTCAATCTTGTCGACTGTGTCTTTAGGCACTACAAGATTCTCGCTTTTATTGACTGTTTGGTCTACCTTTACTTTGAAGGCTGCCAGCTCTGCGTCATCATCTGCGTCTACGCTGAAAACCCAGAGAGGCTTTACATATCTGTTGAAGATTATTCTTTGGTCTCTGACAACCTCTTCATATCTTTTGAGGTCATTCTCCATCTTCTCGGTTGTGCCTGTTCCATGAATGTTGTCAGCCATACGATTCCAAGCCAGATGGAAAATTTCATCTGGCTTGAACTTCTTAAACATCTTGCCTTTGGCTCCGGACCGGCTCGGATTTAGATTCGAGACTTGCTCGTAGCCTGTGATGATTCCGTAATCGTTCGCTGTGATTTTGAACGTGCCGGGATTGAGCGGCTTTAGATTGACAAGCTTTCCACGTTTGTTCTTGACAATCTCAGCGAGGAAATCTCCACATACCGAATAGACTTTGACAGCGTTCTGCATTATTGTATTGAAGCTATCCTTGCCACAGCCCCTGATGTCATTAAGGATTGCAGTCGTTTTCTTGTCAGCCTCGAAGCCTTTTCCAATACACCAAATGCTCTTTTTATCCACGAGGGAAGAAAAAGCATTGATGTTGTAGTAATAGCCGTGCCACTTTCCCCAATCCATCTGGTAATCTTGAGGGCTTGTCTCTTCTGAAGGGACATTTATCAAATCAACTGCGTTGCTCATATCTGTATAATCAATTTTGCTCGGTTTAGTTTTCGCCATATAATATCATCTCCTTTATGCTCCTTCTATATCCATCCAGCCGCCTGCATAGATTTGCATGCCGCCAACTGTTGTATTGTAAATTATCATCCCATTCTGAACGCTGCTTAAATTGTTTCTTTGCGTTGTTGTTAGATTAGGGAGCTTTATTGCAGCAGTCACAACCCCACATTTTAAGTTTCCGTAGGAATCTAACCACCATGCATCAGATTCTGAGGCTGTGGATAGTCTGCTGTGAAGGTGTAAATCATCCACCATAGTGCCATCTGTTAAATCATCAGTTTCTGCTCCTGTTGCTGTTGTGTCGGAATGTGAAGCCACTGTGTGACTTTGAGCGTGGCTTGCCGTGACGGCAGCGTCAATATTCGCCCCTGTTGATGCTATGTCTGAATGGCTCGCCGCATTGTGACTTTCCGCATGATGTGGAGCTCCATTCGCTATTGCTGTGTGATTTGCTGCTGTGAAAGTCTCTCCTGCAAAAACAACCGTATCTGTTCCCGTATCTGAATAGTCTGCTGTGGTGTTTCCGCTCGTGACGTTTCCATCAACCACGTTGTCGCTCGCATTTGCATTGACGATTCTAACTCCATAATCGTTGCCCTGACAAATATTATTCGCAATGATATTTTCGTTTGCTTGGTGTGCTGCATCTGCCGCCTGAACTAAAATTCCCTCTCCTGTGTTGTCATTGCAGACATTGCCGCTTACAATGTTATTAGAACCCCATAAAATGAAAATTCCTCTGCTTGAAGAAGTCACAGTATTTCCTATGATTACGTTTTTCTCTGACGCATTGATTTTCAGTCCCCAAGATGTAGAGCGGTTCTGAATCACAATGTTACTGTTCGAGCTGTTCGTGAGTAGAATGTCGCTGTCGCTTCCATTCGCAAACCAATTAAAGCCAATAAAAGAATCAGTCGCTCCATTGAATTCTATTCCCACAATGTCCGTGCCGTCTTGATTGAAATAGATGTTTTTAAGGACAATGCTATTTTTGCTCGTCGCCCTTAAAAGAGCTTCTCCGTTTAGAGTTCCCGGCACTTCTTTGATTATACTTGACCTTCCAGCTCCAATGATAGCCGTCCTGTTCTTTTGAATGACCAAAGTCTCAGAAATCCTGTAAGTTCCCTCTTTCAGATAGACAACGCCCCCACCAGAACCTATTAAATCCAAACCTTCCTGAATCGTCTCTGCATCTCCAGAGCCATCAAGAGCCACCAAAACAGTAGAAGCCCCCGCCCTTATGCCTTTCTGATTAACACCCTCATTAAACGCCCTATTATGTGCGAATAAAGAATCGTCTCCCTCTCCAAAGCCAAAATTTAAAGCCATTAAACCGTTCCTCCTTGAATGAAAGTAACAGTCTTTTGGTCAGTCAAGAGTTTCTCTATCGCCCTGAGCCGCCAAACAATAATATTCAACATATCCTCAGCTTCAATCCTCGAAGTAAAGCCAACCATGTTGAACGCAATGGCAGCAAGAGCCACACTTCTTGCGACATACTCAGTCATTATCCTCTTTTCTATCGCTCCAATCGCCGCCCAATTCGTGACGGCGTCATAGCGAATCATACAACAAACAAAAGATTCTGCCTGCAATCCGACTTCATCCCGTGTCTCGTCAGTCCATGCTGCGCCAACATTCTCCCCTTCATACGGAGTAATATCTGCAAGGTCTGCCATAGTTAGAGTTAGAACCATTTTAAAACCACCCCGTTCTTTTTCTTCTATGCCATTGAGCAGGCTTCGCAATATAAAGCTGCAATGTGAAGAATCTGCACCTGAAATATAAAGTTTGTATCATAATATCGCCTCCATGCCCATTGTCATAATATGAATAGCTTTAAATGTTTCGATTTAACACACCAACACGCTCTGACAAAAGCCTCTGCAATGTGGTCATATTTGCCATAAATGCG